GATTGACGATATTTTGGAGAGTATATAAATGGCTATTAGTTATAAATTTAATGAAAAGGCTTTGCTAGAAGAACTTCAAGCATATATTGATACAACATATGATTCGCATTATTCAACTGGAAAAATCCAAGCCACTGAAGACATTATTGATGATGGCCATGGTATTGGATTCTGTGTTGGCAATGCTAAAAAGTATTTGAAACGATATGGTAAAAAAGGCGAAAGTCCAGTTGAATGGCGTAAAGATCTTACAAAGGTTTTGCATTACGCATTAATTACTCTATATGTTCATGATACTCTGTATGGTGAAAAAGAAGATACAGATACAGTGTACTTTACAGACAATTTAGGTTATAATGGATACATGAATTCGACAATGGATTTTTCGGCTTCATATCCATATACACTAACAACTACTGTACCAACATTTTCCAGAGATCAAGTAAATTATGAAACTAAGTGATCAAACTCTAACACTATTGAAAAACTTTGCAAGCATTAACGCAAACATCGTAATGAATCCAGGCACTGTTATTAAAACAATGTCTGAATCTAAAACCATTATGAGCCAAGCAACTATTACTGAAGACATTCCTTCTAGGTTTGGCATTTATGATCTTAACGAATTCTTAGGAGTTGTCAATATGTTTGATTCTCCTTTGCTTGATTTTGATCAAAATATGAAATTTGTAAAAGTTTCTGAAAGCAATAAGTCTGTTAAATATTTCTTTTCAGATACGAGCATATTGACTTCTCCTACTAAAGATATTACTATGCCTCCATGTGAAGTAACCTTTACACTTACTTCTGCTGATATGGCAAATATTCGTAAAGCTGCTTCTGCACTAGGCGTGACTGATCTTGTTATTAAGACTTCACCAAATGAAGTTGCAAAGTTGGTAGTCACAGATACTGAAGATGCTACTTCAAATACTTATGAAGTGGATATTACTAATTGTTCTGCGGCTGGAATTACTTGTAATTTTGTATTCAATATTTCGAATTTCAAGTTCATCAATGATGATTATGACGTTTCAATTTCATCTAAACTTTTATCAAACTTTAAAGCTAAAAATAACCCTGTGCAATATTGGGTAGCTTTAGAGAAAAAATCAACGTTTGAGGTATAACTTATGGCAGTTCAAGAAGACGGCTTGTCAGTTGATGATTTAATGAATGTGTTGAAAATTATTAACACGTCAACTGAACGTGGAGCATTTAAGGCGAATGAATTATCTTTTGTAGGAGGCGTATATGACAAGTTCGTTAGATTTATTAAACAAGCGCAAGCAGCAGAATCAACTGTTAACGCTAATGAAACAACTGAAAATGAAAAGGGTAATGCAAATGGTAGTAAGTAATCCAGCTGATCGCACCAAAATCTTGAACGCAATTAAAGAGTGGTCTAATTCTGCTACACGAACTGAAGCAGAAAAAGATCTACAGAAAAATATTATTGCCGATCTTTCTGATGAAGTTGACATCGATAAAAAATACTTGAGTAAACTAGCAGTGATGTACCATAAACAAACATATGCACAATTTCAAACTGAAGTTGAAGAAATTGAAGAGCTATATGAATCTGTTACCGGTCAATCTCAATCTACTCAGGTGCCATAATATGAAATTGCCTCTTTTACTAATTGCAGTAGGGTTTGCACAATTTACTTTAGCAAACCCTCTTGATGATAATTGCCCTGATCATATATCTTCATATGGTGCTCCAGTTAGTACTATTACCGATTCTCAATATGTGTGCAACTTAAACTATGGCGTACATTTTAGGTATGATACTAAGGTTGCAGAATACGTTGTATACAGAATTGATCCTGAAGACATATCTGGTGCTGTAGCTAGAAAAGATAATTTCAGACCAGATCCATCTATAGAATCTAAATTTAATGTTACATTGCAACAATACGCTGGTTCAGGATACGATCGTGGACATCTGAGTCCAGCTGCAGATAATACTGATAGTACTGAGCAGATGTCACAAAGTTTTTATTTGAGTAACATGGCACCACAAAATTCTAGCCAGAATCGCGGCATTTGGCGAATTCTTGAAGATCGTATTCGCTCTATTGCACATGAAGGAAGAGTACTGTATGTAACAGTGGGTACAGTATACGAACCTGGATACGTTGTTGTTAATGATGGATTGGGAATTCCTCAGTATCTTTGGAAAGTTGTTGTTGATGCTGAAACGAACAATGCAATTGCGTTTTTGTTTCCTAATGAGCCACTAGCTACTTCGCTACTGCCTTCGACAATTACAACTATTGATCGTATTGAAGAAATGACAGGTTTAGATTTTCATCCAAATGTAGATAATGATTCATTTGAAGCTTCAAATGCTGATATGAATTTTTGGAAAAACATTAAGTAGTTATATATAGAATGGCAGGGTGGACTGGAGGTGGTTCCAGCTTGGTCTCATAAGCCAAATGACGGGGGTTCGACTCCCTCCCCTGCAACCAATTTATTCTCGATGTAGCGCAGTTGGTAGCGCATCTGGTTTGGGACCAGAATGTCGGAGGTTCGAGCCCTTCCATCGAGACCATTTTTATGGGCCTATAGCTCAACTGGTCAGAGCGTCCGACTCATAATCGGCAGGTCGAAGGTTCAAGTCCTTCTGGGCCCACCAGTTTACTTATTTGAATTTTTGTGATATAATATACTTTTATTATGGAGTTTGTGAATGAATACCGATTTTTTATGGGTAGAAAAATACCGTCCAACTAAAGTTTCTGATTGTGTATTACCACAATCGTTAAAGAATACTTTTTCAACTCTTGTTTCTACTGGCGAATTACCAAACATGCTTTTCACCGGAACAGCTGGTGTTGGTAAAACTACAGTAGCAAAAGCACTGTGCAAAGAATTAGATCTTGACTACATCATTGTTAACGGATCTGAAGAAGGCAACATTGATACACTGCGCAATAAAATCAAGCATTTTGCTTCGACAGTTTCTCTTCAAGGCGGGTACAAAGTAGTCATCCTTGATGAGGCTGATTATCTCAATCCACAATCCACGCAACCTGCTCTCCGCGGGTTCATCGAAGAGTTCTCAAATAATTGCAGATTTATTCTTACATGCAATTTCAAAAATCGCATTATTGAACCTCTTCACTCTCGCTGTTCTGTATATGAATTCGCAATTCCAAACTCAGAAAAACCAGCAATTGCCTCTGGCATTTTTAAGCGTGTCACCGAAATCCTTCGCTTAGAAGGCGTGACCTTTGACCAAAAAATAGTTGCAACACTGGTAGAAAAATACTTTCCAGATTTTAGACGGGTAATTAATGAATTGCAAAGGTACTCATTATCTGGTACTATTGACAATGGTATATTAGTTAATCTTTCAGAAAGCAACATTAAAGTTCTTATTACACATCTAAAAGAAAAAGACTTTAAAGGCATGCGCAAATGGGTTGTTGATAACATTGATACTGAACCAGCAGCAATCTTTCGTAAGATTTATGATAATCTTAATGCATATATCAAGCCAACATCAATTCCACAGACAGTAGTTATACTTGCAGACTATCAATACAAAAACGCTTTTGTTGCTGATCATGAATTGAATGTCGTAGCGTGTATGGTTGAACTTATGGCAAATGTGGAATTTCTATAATGAATCCATTTGAATATCTTAATACGATTAATACTACCAAAAAAGATATTATGGTTGATGATGCTTCAGAAAAAGCTTATAACGCATATATGGTGAATCGTAGCTTATCGTATTTTAATGATTCAGTACTATATGCCAATGAGATGAATAAGTACCACCACTTAGATAACAAACTTCAATACCATTTTCTTATAAATAGTATAAGACCAAGAAAGAGATTTTCAAAATGGATGAAAAAATCTGACCCGGACTCGGTAGAAGTAGTAAAAGAATATTATGGTTATAGTAATGAAAAAGCTCGCCAAGTTCTTTCCCTATTTTCTGATATGCAAATAACTGAATTGAAGCAGAGGTTATATAAAGGTGGAAAACAATAATAATATTATATTGGTCGATGATTGGACTCCAGCATCGATGTTGGAAATTACGCTTAACGAGCCAGACGATTTTCTAAAGGTACGTGAAACATTAACTCGTATTGGTGTTGCCTCTCGAAAAGATCGCAAACTTTATCAATCTTGCCATATACTACATAAGCAAGGTAGATATTTTATAACACATTTTAAAGAGCTTTTTTTGCTTGATTCAAAGCCTTCTAACTTAACTGTTAACGATATTGAAAGGCGCAACACTATTGCTACATTATTATCTGATTGGGGTCTTGTTAGTCTTACAAACAATAAAGGATTATCTTTAGCGCCACTAAGACAAATAAAAGTTATCTCTCATCAAGAAAAAGGTAATTGGGAACTTTGTCCCAAATATAATATTGGCAATCCATAAGGGTAAACACATATGTGCGTTGTTGCTGTCAAATATTTTGAAGGTGTTGGGTTTGTTGGCGCCAAAAACAGAGATAGAAATTATCTTCCAACTATTCAAATAGTACAATCAAATCGAACTGGTGTTCAAAGGTTGTATATAGACGACTTAAAGAGTAGATATACCGAAGGTCTTAATGAATTTGGTGTATGCATACTTTCAGCTTCGTTATCAGTAAAGACTGATGAAAAAGAATCTGATAAAGTTGACTCAACAACACGCAAAAGAAATGATCCTGGATTTATGTCACCAGATGGAAAAACTATTAGAGATGCTCTTCTCTTAAAGAAGCCAATGGATGCCATAAACTTTTTAGTAGAAAGAGAACTGGCTGGTTGTACAATTGTATTTAACGCAGAAGAATGCTATTTACTTGAAGGTGGTTTTACTATAAAGAAAGCTGCTGCCACCAAAGAAGCTCCTCGTGAGTATATTCATAAAATAATAAAAGTAAAAAACCAAGTTATTAGAACTAATCATGGCATATTAATTCCTGAACTAGGGTATGATAAAAATCCAGAAGACGAATACTTTAAGCTATCACGCAAATCATCTGAAATGCGATTAAAGTATGCAACAGCTGCTGTATCAAACAATACTGATGCTTTAGATATGTTGAATGCTTTATCTGTTTCACCAAACAAAGATACATTTTTAAATCCAGTTCGAACAGGTGATCCAGACAAAGGTGATATGGTTACAACCGGCCAATTGATGCTTGTGCCTAAAGATAGAACTTTGCATTATAGACCATTGTTTTCTGGTGTACAATTTAAGTACTCAAAACTCAATGGTCCTGAAGCTAAAACCTTTTTTGAAATCATTTCATCTAAAAAACTTTTAGGCTTTAAAGAACTAAATCCTAAGTAAACGTGTATATATAGTAATGAGATGCGGAATAGTCTGGTCTCATTACTATACTAACCTTGCTAAATAATAGGAGGTCATTTTATGACACTACAAACCCTTCATAATATCGGTCCATCATTTATTGGATTCGATCGCTTACTAAGTCAATTCGAAAGATCTGCAAATTATAAAGATAATTATCCACCCTTCGATCTTATTCAAAAGAGTGAAGATGAATTCTCTATTCAATTGGCAGTTGCAGGCTTTTCATTAGAAGATATCGACATTGAACTAACCAATGGTATCTTGACTATTGCTTCAACTAATAAGAGTAATAAAGAACCACTTAAGTATATTCATAAAGGTATATCTACAAAGCAATTCAGTAGAAGCTTTACCTTAGCAGAATATATTGAAGTTGAATCTGCACATTACAGTAATGGAATTTTGATTGTCGATCTAAAAAGAAAAGTTCCAGACGAAAAGAAGCCACGCAAAATTACGATTAGTGGTGGAGCGCAAACTCACCAGCTATTGTTAGAAAGTTAATAATATAAAATAGACCAACCTTCTTAATTAGGAAAATATATGAGTGATGTGAAAGTTATACGATTAGTTTCAGGCGAAGAAGTAATATGTTTTGCTAAAGAAGTTGAAGGAGGTTGGTCTATTGAAAAACCAGGCCTATTAGTTCCTACTGAAAAGGGTATTGGTATTATGGGCATGATGCCATATACTAATATTGAAAGCCAAGCAACATTTTTAAAAGAAGCAATGGTTGGATTTGTAACTACTCCTGTTGATGGACTTGAAAAACAGTATAAGTCTATTCACCAAACCATTATAACTAGAGAGAATAAAATTGTTATGGTATAGTGTACATTTGCAATATTATGTGATATAATGGTCTTATATATTGAAATGGAGATGTACCTTGAGTTTTTATACATGCGTTGCTCGATATGGAAATTCTCTTCTATATCGAGGCTATAATGAATCTGGTCGGCGAATTAACAAAAAAGTAAAATTCAGGCCTACCCTTTATATTCCCTCAAAAAAAGAGTTAATCTGGAAATCGATTAACGGCGCTGATGTTGCACCAATGGTATTTGATACCATGAGCGATGCAAAAGAATTTATTGAACGATATAAAGACGTTCAAGACTTTAAGATATATGGTACTCAAAACTATATTCATCAATTCATTACTGAAACCTTTCCCAACGAAATTGAATTCGTCCGCAACTTTATTAATGTCTGTTCAATAGACATTGAGGTTGAATCAGATGATGGCTTTCCATATCCTGAAGACGCAGCAAAACCAATAAACGCTATCTGTGTAAAAAACAACATTGATAATGTTTACTATGCTTGGGGTCTTAATAGCTTTAATACCAGCAAATCAGTACATGCTGATAAACTAACTATAAAATATACTGAATGCGCAACCGAACGAGAATTAATTGCAGGATTTTTGAATTGGTGGTCGCGAGAAGAAAATACTCCAGATGTAGTAACAGGTTGGAATTCTAGATTATTTGATATTCCATATATTATTAATCGCATTGGAAGAGTCTTTGGTGAAGATACTGCTAAGCAACTTTCTCCATGGGGCTTAGTTCAGTATAAGCAGGTATCTGTAAAAGGTAAACAAATGGATACCTATGACATATCTGGTATTCAGCAAATGGATTATCTAGATCTATTTCAAAAATTCGGTTACACGTATGGTGCACAAGAATCTTATAAACTAGATCATATTGCACACGTTGTACTTGGCGAAAACAAAGTAGATTATTCTGAATACGATTCGCTATATACTCTTTATAAAGAAGATCACCAAAAGTTTATTGACTATAATATAAAAGACGTTGAACTCATCGATCGCTTCGAAGAAAAAATGGGTCTCATTACGCTGGCAATGACTATAGCATATAAGGGTGGCGTAAATTATTCTGACACATTTGGCACAACTGCTATATGGGATTCAATTATTTTCAGAGAGCTGAAAAGGAAAAATGTTGTCCCTCCACCAGCTGAACAAAAGCAGAAGGCTGCATATCCAGGCGGTTATGTCAAAGTTCCTCAAGTTGGTCTTCACAACTGGGTAGTTTCATTTGACTTAAATTCTCTTTATCCAAATTTGATTGTACAATATAACATGTCACCTGAAACTTTACAAAATGAAGTGCAAAGGTCTGGCGTAGATTACTATCTTGAAAAGACTAACAAAGTTGATTCAGAATACGCTGTTGCAGCAAATGGTTCTACTTATACAAAAGACTTTCAAGGTGTATTGCCAGCGATTATTGTAAAGTATTATGATGAACGTAAACAAGTAAAAAAACAAATGCTTGAAGCTAAACAGGAATACGAAAAGAATCCATCGCCAAAGCTTGATAGGTTAATCAATCAACTTGAAAATAGACAGATGGCTATTAAGATTCTTTTGAATTCTCTTTATGGTGCACTTGGCAATGCCTATTTTAGATATTTTGATATTCGTGTTGCTGAAGGTATTACCTTATCTGGCCAGTTAGCTATTCGCTGGGCAGAAAAAGCAGTAAACACTGAAATGAATAAAATATTAAAAACCCAGGAGGTTGATTATGTTATTGCTATCGATACTGATTCTCTTTACGTTGATTTTGGAAAACTTGTATCTAAGTTCGATCCTGTTGAACCAGTCGCATTTCTTAATAAAATCTGCACTGACCACTTTGAACCAATATTTGAAAACGCGTATACAAAATTATTTGAAATGATGAATGGATATGATAACAGGATGGTTATGGCTAGAGAAGCTATAGCTGATCGTGGTATCTGGACAGCAAAGAAAAGATATATTTTGAACGTGCACAATAATGAAGGTGTGCAATACGCTGAACCAAAATTAAAGATCATGGGCATTGAAGCTATTAAGTCTTCAACTCCATCAGAAGTTCGAACTGCACTAAGAGATATATTCAAAGTGATTATGACTGGGTCTCAATCTGATACTCAAAAAGCAATTTCTGATTTTAAGAAATATTTTTATAGTTTGCCGCCTGAAGAAATTTCGTTTCCACGTGGCGTAAGTGATATCAATAAGTGGAAGAACAAAGCTACAATATACACAAAAGGCACACCAATTCACGTACGTGGAAGTTTGCTTTATAACAAATGTATTGCCGATAAGAACCTAGAAAAAAAATATGTTCTAATTAAAAACAGTGATAAGATAAAGTTTTGCTATCTAAAAACTCCTAATCCAATTAGAGAAAATGTTATATCGTTTCCAATGTACTTACCTCCAGAAATTCAGCTCAATAAGTATATAGACTATGGAATGCAGTTTGAAAAAACTTTCCTTGATCCTATCACGCCAATTCTAGACGCTATTGGTTGGTCTACTCAAGAGAAAGTTTCAATCGAAGATTTTTTTAGTTAACCCTATGTACATATCAATACTATTGGTGTATAATAGATACTATGAAATGTAATACAAGAAAAAGATTCGAATTAGAAGCTACGATATATGATAAGCGTGGAGCAGTTTTAAGTTCCGGCAAAAACTCTTATGTTAAGTCTCATCCTATACAAGCCAAATACGCTAAGCAAATTGGAAGAGAACATGCAATATTTTTACATGCTGAAATTCATGCTATATTAAAATGTAAAGATATTAGTCTAGCACATAAAATTGAAATATCAAGGTATGATTCGTTAGGTAAACCAAAGCTAGCGCAACCATGTGAAATATGCCAATTGGCAATTCGTGATGCTGGCATTAAAATTATTACACACACATAGAGGATATTATGAGTAAAGATTGGGTAAGCGATATAGAAGCAATGCATGCCAAGTACGGCGTGAATGACTGGGTAAATAATAAATTGCGTGTTAACACTGATGGAAGTAAAGAGTATCTTCAAAAATTTTTACATTTTCGTATGAAGTTTCTTAATGAAGAACTACTTGAAACACAAAACGCGATTTATAGTAAAGACGCTGAAGAAATTGTTGATGGATTAATTGATTTGTGCGTAGTAGCAATTGGCACACTTGATGCATTTGGTGTTGATGCTTATAAAGCTTGGGATAAAGTACTTGAAGCAAATATGTCAAAGGTTCCTGGCGTAAAACCAGAAAGGCCTAATCCATTGGGATTGCCAGATCTTATTAAACCTGTTGGTTGGATTGCACCTAATCATGAAGACAACCATGGACATTTGCCTTACACTTTTTAATTCAATATTTGATAACAAAACTCATCGAAGCATGAATCTTTCTAGCTTCGATGAGTTTGAGCAATTACTTTACAATTTATCTGAAGTCAAAAGAAAAGATAAAAAATCTGCTCAACTTATTTCACCAGCCTACTACGTAAAAGATACTACTCGTGCAAATAAAAACGTTGTTGCTTGGGGAGGATGGGCAGCAGTTGATGTTGATAGTTTAAATTGTACGATGGAAACTTTGCAAGAATTAATGTATAATAAGATTACTGATTGGAAGTTTATTTGTTACTCAACAGCAAGTTCTACAATTGCGCAACCAAAATTTAGGCTTGTCTTTGAACTAAACAAACATATCCAAGCTGATAAAATTAGGCATTTTTGGTTTGCTCTTAATACAGAACTCGAATCAATGGGAGATATACAAACTAAAGATTTATCGAGAATGTATTATATTCCTGCTAAGTATGATAACTCTAACAATTTTATTTTTAAGCGTGAAGGTACTAGTATTGATGTTGACCAACTTTTATTGAAACATCCATTTATAGAAAAGAAAGTTGGCAATACGTTATTCGACAGTCTTCCTGAAGAAATGCAGAAAAAAATAATTCAGCATCGTAAAGATCAATTAGAGAATAGATCAATTCAATGGACATCATATCGTGATTGTCCATTTGTCAATAAAAAACTTATTGCTGAATATAAAACTATATCTGATACTGGATGGTATCATAAGATGTATCAACTGATGGTGTCAATATCAGCCAACGCAATAAAACAAGAATATCCAATTACTGTTCATGAAGTAGTATCACTTTGTAAAGAACTTGATTTAGAAACTGGAAATTGGTATTCGAATAGACCATTGGACAAGGAGGCAGAACGAGCTTTAGAGTTTGTTTATTGCAATCTATGAAATTTAATATAAACACAGATGTCAACATCTCTGCTTTAGAAATGAGAGCAGAAAGAGAAGCTTTAGAAATATATTCGAAAGAATCTACTCGACACGGAAGACCATTAGAAGAAATCAAAATTACAAGTATGTATGGTTTAGCTGCAGAAGTATTTTTATTACAACAAGGATATGTTGATGATACTAGACCATATAAAGACTTGTTTGAGCCTCTTCGGTTTGGTGGTGATGCTATTGAAGTAAAGGTGACTGAAGGCGAATATTTTGTGCCGTACGTGCTCAAGCGCGCAAATGCAGCTGCTTCAGAAAAATGGAGAAAGTATCCTAATAAGCTTTATATCTTTATTGGTGATAGAAAAACTGGTGACTATTACTTAGAAGGAATATATAATTTTGATGGTGTACAATTTATAAAAAATGTGGTATAATGTATTTTTGCAGAGAATATAATTATGAAAGAATCGCTAAAAGTTTTATCTGAATGTGCTGAAATTCAAATTAAGAAATCCAATGACTATCA